ATGGGGTATAAGAATAGAGAATTATTAGCAGATTGGCAAAATAGTATCGACAAGGTTGCTGAATTAACTAAGCACAGCACCGCTAGAACAGCCAAGAAGTCACGTCTTAACGAGTTACTTACGTCTGTCAGCACAGGAAAAATTGTTGGAGCTACGGAACATAAGATTGATGGTAAAAAGATGCTATCTATACATAAGCTAACAACAAATGTTGTCCCAGCTTTCATTGAATGTCTTGGATCACCGACACAGTTGCCAGCGTTTCTTAAGATGTTTTATCCAGAAATGCTTCAGAGGGTGGACTATAAGCAAGCTTGTTCAGTTTCGACATCGAACATCCTCCAGATGCCATCAGGACGAGGATCAGGTGCTTCGCAAGCGGTTAAGAGTCTATTCGTACCCATCAACAAGTACGATCCTTGGCGGGATGACAAGAAGCTAATGTATGACATTTGTCAGGCAGTTAACCTAATTGCTGTCAATCAAGTCACTGGCCATCAACTTTCTAAAGAACCCGGCCGTGGTATCTATGTCACCAAGGATTTGATAATGGACATGCTTGAACATCCAGAAAAAGCAACAAAGACAAAGATTGCTAACGCGCTTGTTTTAATGAGGATTGGAGGGGCGATTCACTTAGCACAGCCTGATGAGCTTACTGATGCAGGGCTTAAGTTAACACAGTTTAACAATGGTAGTAAATTAGTCAAGTCGCACCATGTGTACATACTAGGCGATTTTAATACGGCCAGCTGGGATTTGGTTTCCAGCAACTTTAACCTCAACTTGAATACTCCAGTCAGCAAAGAAATGCTCATAAGCTTGTTTGGGGAAAAGGTTGCACGTGATTACTTTCCTGACCTATCAGGTGGGATTGGGAAGACAGAGATAAATTTTTTCATGAATCTAAAGGATCAGAAAGGGTATACCAATGAACCCATCATGACGGCAAAGGCTGCTGCTGATACGATCTCAAGTATTTCAAACGTAAAGAATAGAACTTCTCGCCAATGGGTTGACCAAATTTGTAACGTTAAGCCGGTCGAAATGGAGAAGATGTCAAAATCTGAGGCCAAAAGACTTGGCTATGTGCTTGGTGGCTATAAGGATACTAGGTCAGCCGAAAAGTTGATTGTACCGACAACGAGAGAAGCTTTGCGCCTATGCTTGGAAAAGTTAGCAAGTGACAATGACACATTGCGTGGGACAATTAAGGCGATGATGAAAACGAAGTAAAAAAAAGTATTTGGAGGCATTTTACATATGATGTAGCCCGTACTATTATCGTGTGGAAAGGAGGCATAAGCTAAAATGGACTTTGGAAATGTTAGATACATTGCAGAACTTCATGACGATGTTCAAGAGGCCCTGAATAGTCACCCAAGTGACCCAATTGTAGATGTTTCTGTAGAAAAGTACGGGTTGTCCGGTGTTCTGAAGGGCAACATTAACAAGGGAAACCTTTACGGTGGAGAAGACGTCTATTCAGTGATGGTTTCTACTTATATGTTGATAAGTGGATACACCATGGATCTTAAAGCGAACCAAGAAAGTGGGATTCTCGAAACACTTGTTCTACGAAAAAAGTGAGTTTCTTTTCACTAAGTTCATCAAAATCAGAGGCAGTCATAATGGCTGTCTTTTTTTTGTTCCGGAACAAATGGCAAATTGGAAAAGCTTATTTAATAGGTTCAAATGTTAAGATTTGTTTAAGCCTACACATTAGGTGCCAATACCCACTCATTTTAGTGCTTGGTACTACATTAATGGCGTAAGAGAAATGGAAGGGGTGATTTTTAACTGGCATAATTAATTTAGTGATGCAAAACCAACAGGAATATTAGCAACGTGATATAATGGAAGTATAGGAAATAAAAAATAGGAGATTATAGAATATGAATATGGATTTGACTCAAGAAATAAAAAGAAACGCGTATGATTTGGCTTACTTAAAGGGACTCATCAATAATGAGAACACTGAGACAAGCTGGGCGGCCATTTTACCAGCTAATCCAATGCGAGTTTACAAGAAAGCGCCAAAGCCTTACTCAAGGTACCTTGTAAATAGGATAGGACAGATAAAAGGCCAATTGGGGAAGGTTCTTCAGCCATATGTTAACAATGCAGGCTATTCAGTGCTCCCAGTCACTAAAGATGATGGTAAGAGCACCACAATCACGGTTTCGAGACTAGTTGCTTTGACATGGATTCCTAATCCAGACCGGCTTAGTGACGTTGATCATATAAATGGAGATTTGGATGATAACTGCATTGATAATCTTCAGTGGCTTTCACACCCTGATAATCTTCGCCGCCGTGCAGTCAAAGGTGGCAAGCATGCCGTGACAGCAGTAGAGCTTACCACAGGTAAGAAAACTGAATACTCAAGCATCAGCGCAGCAGCTCGTAGTTTAGGCATCAGTTATTCGACGATCCGTGGAATAGCTGAAAATACATATACCTTACCTGATGCAGGCGGATATTCCTTTATTTTCGCCAAATGAAAAATAGATCCCTCACCCCAATTAATATCATACATTAAATCAGAAAGAAAGTATATACATATGAAAAATGAAAAAGAATATTTGAAATTGGATACGTTCAGCGTTTTGTCAAATATTGGCTGGTCGTTAATGATTCTGAAAGCTTCGAATTGTATTGATATACCTTGGAGAAATATCAGTTGTTACTGGTTTGTCATTGCCGGAATAATTGCTTTTCTAGCCTTGGTATCAACGTTTATCAACTGTTTGAAGGTACTTTTCTCGCGCAAAGGTGGCGAGAAGTAAGTTGCTCTCAGAAAAGACAATTAAGGAGCTTATATCAACACCAGCCTTTATCCGCAATGCGTCAAAATTGGCTTACATGCTGCATGTTAGTCGCGAAAATGCCAGCCAAGAATTATTACTTGAGCTACTTGACCACAGGTTGCGTACATGGAGCAATAAGGACGTCACCGTTGCTATCCAATGTGATCAGCAAAATCTCAAGTGGAAAATAAAATATGCTGCCAAGGATTATTACAGACGTATTAACAAGTATTTCGCCAGAGAACTTACCAAGTCCCAAATGCTGGCAGGAATGGAGCCACGGCCGAGCAACCAGAGTGAAGTATTGGAAGCTTTAAGTCTGATACCAGAGCTGTTTAAGAATGCCAACACTAGGGATTGGGTAGAAAGTGTGCTCGTGTTTGGCAAAAAAGAGACCATGGTGAGATTTGGGCAAACACCTAGACAGTTTGGTAACAAGCTAAATAAAGTTTGCAAATATGCTCATAGCCATCAGCAACCTAAGCAACGTAGCCGAACAAAGGAGTTGCAAGTACTTAGCCAATGGGATGACCTAATGGCCGACCAAGGCACAACTGATGACGATGTGCAGGCTTTTATTGGTCAACATGAAGAATACATAAATGAAGTAATCAACAGTCCATTAATCAAGTATCAAGGACGGTTAATCAAAAACTTTTCACATGCAGGCAAAGATAAATACATATTTGTAAGCTTAATGGCAAAACGTGGACACGAATTGAAGGAGAAAGATATAGATGAATAACTTTAGCGGAATTGGACGCATTGCAACGGATGCAAAATTAGGTAACGGTGTTTTAACAAGTCTGTTGGCCATCAAGCGAATCTACAAATCAAATGATAACCAAACAGCTGATTTTATATCCATCACACTTTTTGGGCACCAAGCGGAAAATTTTGAACGGTTAACAAGCAAAGGTGACAAGATTGGCATTGACGGCTCAATTAAGACCAGCAAATATGCAGACGAAAATGGTGAGGTGCACTATGGGTGGTCAGTGGTGGTTAATCATTTCTACCTTATCAGTTCTAAGCCACACAATGGTGATTCAACAAAGCTCAGTGACGCAACGGTTAACTCGCTTAGTACAAAATTAAATGGGCTTGTTAAGGATAGCGACTTGCCATTTTGAATAAGCTAAAGAAGCAACAGGTGCATGAGTGTGGGGAGCCGTTATGCCATGCAATAGTGCCAGTTTCTGAAAGGTACTGTGCAAAGCATAAGGCAATACATGAGCAAGAGTGGCAAGCCAAGAAGGCCGAATACAGGCGATCTAAGTTAGCACAAGCAATCAAGGCACAAAGATCAAAGCAATACGACCAAACAGAGCGAGACCCAGTTGCAAAAGCATTTTACCATTCATCAAGGTGGACAAAGGTACGAGACGCAGTATATGCAAGAGACATGGCGACTGACCAAGTTACAGGAGAGGTGTTAGGTGATAGAAAAGTTGTAGACCACATAATCCCGTTGAGACTATGCACAGCCAAGCAGGCTTTAGATAGTAACAATTTGTGGGTACTTAGCTATCAAACACATTATCGCAAGACCAAATTGGAACAGATCATAGCCAAGCAACCAAACGGGGACACCAAGTTGAAACATTTGGATCGCGCATGGTGGATGAAAGTTTTGAGAGAAAAAAGAGGTAACAAACAATGAATGGCAAACTATTTTACTTGGCTGATGAGAATGAGTATGTATTCATCGTCAACATGGCCTTAACGCCTAGCATAAAGGACACAATTCAAGCTGATATGGTGGAAAGATTAGGTGCACCTGTGGCTGTCATAAGCGACTGTGATAGCTTTGAATACCTTTCGGGAGGACACTAAATGTTAACTTTTAAATGGCATCATACAAACCAGCTTGCAAGTGAGTTATTAAGTTATAGGCAATCAAGTTGGCAATGGCAAACAGTAAGTGCTGGGCATAAGAGTGCAAGATACATCAAGCGGGCTGTGATGGAGTATCAAAGCAAGTATCCCTATGACGCTGTAAATGTTCGATATATGGACGATGGTGAAGCATCAATAGTAATTCAAAGGAGTACACAAATGGATAGATTAGTTAAACCAAGTGAGTTGTTATCAGGTGACTATTATTGGAAAGGTGTGAGGCAAATACTCTGCGATTTTAACATCCAAGTGACTGCTAATGCTGCACAGGCAATTTATAAAGACATAGAGATTGAGTGTGACGACCTATTAGCCAATGAAGTTACCAAACAGCTGTATAAAAGCGGATGGTATAGTACCACTCACGACTATGGCACTGACATGGTAACAATCACAGTCGACGTTCATAGATCAATGTTAAAGCAACGGTGGGAGGACATGGGTGTTGACAGATAGATATTTCGAAACAGAGGATGGCCAAGGGACAATTAATAAGCTTTTGCATGGTGACGACTTAGCGAGCACAAGTGAATACTTAATGAACATATTGTTTGACAAGGATAAACGTGATCGGCTATTTCGACAGTTTTTAGAATACGAGACCAACGTGGATTACGATTGGTTCAACCTTTATTATTCACAAGAAATGACAAGGATCAGCAAAAAGCATAAGAGTTACTATTCGCCACCTGAATTGGGCCGCTTAGCAAAGCAATTGGTTGATGTGGCAAGAACAGATGGCAATGTTGAAGCCACTAAAAGAAATCTAGTGGCAACAAACTATGACATTGGTGGTGGGACCGGCCAGCTAACTGTCACAGCTTGGGATGCAAATCGCCGCAAGCATAGTCCATTTAGCTATAGGCCAAGCATGTACTTTTATGTGGCCGAAGAGTTAAAGCAGGAGGGAAAGCCATCACGTTCTTTACCATTCCTACTGTTCAACTTTTTAATCCGTGGTATGGATGGCATAGTGATTGCTGGTGACTCATTAACCAGAAGCATTAGCCAAGTGTACTTTATCCAGCAGCCAGAAGACGACCACTTAGGGTTCAGTAGCTTGAACGTGATGCCGAGAACACCAGACGTTATGAAAGAATTTGATGTGAGAACATGGATTGATAAGCCAGTAGAACACATAGAAGACAAGGACATCATGCCACGGTTCATTGTTGATCAACTGACAGGTAACAAGAGACAACCAGAACAAGCTGATGAACAAGCTGGTGAGTTAGGCATCTATAAGAAACGGTTGAACGTCATCAGGAACATGTCAAAGGGTAATGATGATGGCAAAGAGTTTGATGGGAAGCTAACTGAATCAGATAAAGCTTTGGTTGACTTCTTAGATGTGATTATGCCAGGGTTCGCAGAGTTTGAAATGGAGAAGAATAAGGAGAGGCAACGCTTAGCCAACAAGAGACAAGCAACCTTAAAGCTCAAGTAATACATATTGCAGGGTCAGCCAAGGGTTGGCTCTTTTTCTATGCCAAGACAGAAAACGGCGCATCAAGTACGTATATATAGTGAAGGGGTACAGCAGGAGGCAAATTATGATCTTGAATCGTCATTGCTTAAACCATTAGAATTTAAAATGATGAACCATAAACAATAAATAATGGTATGCAAATTATGAATAACATATTCAAAAAATAAAAAACGCTGTAATGCCCGCCCCCGTAAGCGTAGAGGAGGACCTCACATAACAAAATGGGTCTCGCCCAAAAAATATGTAAAAATAAAAACTTTTTTTCACATGCGTAGACGCACTATAAACAGCGTGGTTAAGGCATTCGTGGGTGGTCAAATGGTCGCAAAATCTATAATTGAACAAGCAAAAATGGGCGAAGTGATGGCTTAAAATCAACGTTTTGAGCAGTTTTGATGAAAGGGGGGGTCGCAAATGGTTGGACGTAAGCCAAAAATAACAACAGATGCCAGTGATAGAGCCGACCAGCGTCGCAGAACAGAAGAATTGATAGATAAAACGAAAGATTTGAACAAACTGCAAGAGCGAGCACCCAAACATCTATCCGGCGTGGCTAGGTCAACATGGGAAACGCTTGTTCCTCAGCTGAATAGTCAACATCTGGTTAAAGCAATTGATAAAAATGTAATGACCGCACTCTGCGAGCAGATACAGATAGAACGTTGGGCTTACGAAGCCATAGAAGAAAAAGGCGTGGTGCTTGATTCAGGTCGAAAGAACCCAGCATGTCAAGTTCTAGATTCAGCAACAGCAAAAGTCAAGTCATTGGCTGAATCATTGGGACTAAGTCCGGCGGCAAGAGCAAGTTTGATGAATGTGCAGGCAGATAACGATGATGAAGGCACAGATGACATAGTTAATGATTTGAAAAAGAAGGGAGATGAACAATTCTGATGTTAAAGCAGTTTGACTTAACAGCGCCCAACATGACAGTTGAAAAAGCATACAAAATGCAACGTGATGATGGTGTTTATGACCAAATTGTTGAACACTACCACGACCCTGGAACTGTTTATTCCTTCCAAGTTTTGGAGGGTGAGATATTAGCTGGCCAAGACATCAAGTTGCAAGCCTTTCGACACCTTCAGGACTTAGCCAGAGCAGAAAACGAGCAGGGCGACTTTCCATTTCATTATTCTCTTGACAAATGTCGTGAAGTATTAGGCTTTGCATCACTATGTCCAGACCCATCAACAGGTCGTCCATTACCATTGGCTGAATGGCAGAAAGCATTACTGTGCTGGAGCCAAGGATGGAGAAATGAAAATGATGAGCGTCGTTTCCACCGTGTTATTTTTAGTGTTGCTAGAACAAACGGCAAGACTTATTTAACCGTCATTCTGCTATCCTATCAATATCTAATTGCATCTGCTCACTTTGAGAATCAAGACATGGCTTACATTGCCCCTGTCAGTCAGCAATCAAAAAAAGGCTGGCGATACGTAAAGACCACCTTCAATCGTCTGCGTCATAATCAGTTTGGAGATTGGATGCGGAAAAACAAAATCAAGGTTGGTGAAGAATCGGTCAAATCAAACACTAGCCAGAACCAGCTGCTGCGTTTGAGTGATGAAAGCGGTCAATTTGATAGTTATCACTTGGCTTTCAGTGTTCATGATGAAGTTGGTGATGACCACCGCATCGGTCTGATCAAAGAAAACAATGGCAAAATCACCAGTGGTCAAGTTCAAACCTTTGACAGTCAGTCATGGAACATATCAACTGCCTACCCAGACAGCACAAGCAGTCTATTTCTAGACGAAAAGATGCTTAGAAATGCCATGCTTCATGACGACAAACGAGAATTAGACGACAACTTGCTGGTTAATTACAGCCAAGACAGTGAAGATGAGGTCAATGATCCTGAAAAATGGATAAAGTCGAACCCGCTGTTACCTGTTGCCGGCAAAACGATGCTTGATTCCATGATTTCAGAGCGAGACACAAAAAAAAGCGACGGTAGCATTAGCGAGTTTATCAACAAGAATTTGAACATGTGGCTGACAACAAAGGAAAACCGCTTTCTAAACGTGCATGACATTAAAGGTGCTGTGGTCAAGCAACCACCAATGGATATTCACGGCAAGGTTTGCTATATCGGCATTGACCTGTCAAAACTTTCAGACGACACTGCAATCGCTTTTGTGTTTCCATATCAATTGCAGAATGAGACACATTACTGGGTAGTGCAACATTCTTGGATTCCTTTGAACCACACCAGTGGCTCCATTCAGCAAAAGGAAAAGCAAGATGGAATTAATTATCGGTCTGCGCAAGAACAAGGGTACTGTGACATTGCTAGAAATCGTTGGGGCTATATAGATGATGACAGCGTAGTCACATGGTTGGCAGATTTTATTGAGACAAACAGTTTGCAAGTCAAATTCATTTGTTACGACCCGTGGGCTTCATCTGATGTTTTAGACAAACTAGTTCAAATTGACAGATGGCTAATGATGCCTATTCGTCAAACTGCTCATGACCTCGACAGACCAACTCATGAACTTCAAAAGGCTTTCAGAGAGGGTCGCATTCATTATTCTGATGATCCAATCATTCAATATTCGCTGACAAATGCCATTCTTGTTGGTAACAGTGCTGGTTTAAAGGTTGATAAGGAACGATATACAAGCAAAATTGACTGCGTTGATGCCATTGTCGATGCTTTCAGTAGAGCAATTTATGAATTTAGTGATGTTAATCCTGACTTTGATCCTAAAGCAAAATTGAAGGACCCATTGTCTGGTATGAGCGATGAAGAACGGCATCAGTTTTTGATGAATGTCAGCTTTTAGCTCAAAAAACGGTGCATCGTGCACGTATATATAGTGGAGACAAAAATAACACGAAACTAAACGGGGTGATTTTACGAACAAAATAGAGCAATTAAGACAAGCTATGCCACTGCTATTGTTTTTGGCAGCACTGATTGCATTCGTGACAGCTGGCTTTATGATAAATAACATTGCTGGCCTGGTTGTGCTTGGTGCTTGTCTGCTTGTTTTGGGTTGGATATTATCACCATCACCCCAGCAAAAGAGATGATAAAAAACGATGATTAATCCATTCCAAAAATTTGAACGGCGCTCCATGACGATTCCATCGACGAACATGTCTAGTTTCATTATCAGCAATGGTCAGATATTGCCTAACCACCTTGTTTCAGCTGAGTATGCATTGAAAAACTCTGATGTATTTGCTGTCATTAACTTGCTGAGTTCAGATGTGGCAAGCTCAACAATTTCAGCTCAACAGCCATTTGAAAAAGTGTTGCAGCAGCCTAGCACAATGATTAGTGGCTATAACTTTTGGCAATCTGTAACAGCTTCCATGCTTTTGTCCGGTAATGCCTATGTGACTATTGACCGAGACCCAGCAAGTAACATTCCAACCAGTCTTGAGCTGGTACCACCATCTGATGTCAATGTGTTGCTTTCTGACGATTCAAACAGCTTGTCTTATCAAGTTAATTATCAAGATGAGCGTGGCTCAGTCAGTTATCCGGCCAGTAACATGCTTCACTTTAGGTTATTAAGCACAGGTTCAAACCAAACAGATAGCTTAATCGGTATCAGTCCACTTCAAAGCCTGGTTCAATCGGTAAACATGCAAGACTACAGTCAGCAGCTAACTCTTTCAACACTAAAAAATGCTATTAATCCTTCAATCAGAATCAAGGTTGCTGAAGGTGCGCTTTCGCCCGAAGAAAAAGAAGCAACAAGAACTGCTTTTGAGCAGGCTAATACAGGTGCTAACGCTGGCAGACCTCTTGTTGAAGACCAACTTTATTCATTTGACACTTTGCAGATCAACAGTGACGTGGCAAAGTTTTTATCCACAATGGACTTTGGTAAAACAGCTGTGGCTGAAGCATTCGGTGTTCCATCTAACTACTTAAACGGCGCCGGAGACCAACAAAGCTCAATAGACATGGTGAAAAGTCTGTATCGCAATACTTTGCGAAGATACACAATGCCGCTTGAGGGAGAATTAACAGCAAAGCTCGGTGTACCGGTTGATTTCGATGAGAGTTCAGCTGTAGATGCCGATAATTCTACTCTTGTTGGTCAGATTCAACAGTTGCTTTCAGGGACAACACCAGCGATTACGCCAATCATGGCACAGCAAATGCTACAGAAACGAGGTGTTCTTTAGATAAATGAATGATAAAAACACAGATATACGAACATTTGATGTCCAAATTCGGGCTGAAACGGCTTTAGACAATGAAAATAGCAATAATCAGGTTGAAAGTAACCAAAATATGGCTATTTCTGGCATCGCAACCGTGTTTAATCAGCCATCAATTAAGGGCAATTTTACCGAATATATTGGCCCAAATGCCCTAAATGGTGTGGATTTGAGCAACGTTTTGCTGCTTTACAGCCATGATTTTAGCAACATTTTGGCCCGTGAAGACAGTGGAACGCTAGAAACAAGCATTCAGCCTGATGGTTTACACTTTAATGCTCAATTACCAACCACTCAACTTGGCAGAGACACATTCACAAACATACAAAATGGCAATATCAAGGGCATGTCGTTCGGTTTTAAGATTGCGCCTAATGGAGATACTTGGAGCATCGACAGTCAGGGAAATACAATTCACACAATCAATCAAATCGACCAAGTTTTTGAACTGAGCTTAACGCCTATTCCAGCATATACAGAAACGTCAGTTCAAGTCCAGAGAGATTTGCAAGAATTTTTAGCAAGCAAGAAAGAAGTTGAAAAAATGGCAGAAACGAAGCCAGAAGAAAAAGAAACACAATCTGTTGATGAACAAAAGCGGTCAATTGAACAATTGAAACAGCAGTTATCAGATTTACAAAATCAGATTAACACCAAAGTCGTCATTGACGAGCCAGCAGAGGAAAAACGAGATGCTGCACCAGTAACACCAGCGGAACAAGCACCTGTCACACCTTCTTCTGATGATGGCACAACCACACAGCCAACATCTGGCGATTTAGTATCGATGATAGCAACTTTGCAGCAAGCAATTCAGTCACTCAGTCAGCAATTAGCAGACCAACAAGCGCCATCACAAATGGACGATGACGATCCAGATGATGATGACAGCGATGTTGTTCTGGATGAGAAAAAGCCTGAGCAAGAAACAGCTGAAACTGAAAAGCGTGATGGAAAACCAGATGAAGTAACTGCGGAACAAGATGTTGAACAAGAAAATAAAAGAGATGGAGCAAAAGATATGTCAAAGAATTTAACAGCAGACAAAGTTGAAGATGAAGAAGTACGTGACTTCAAAGAGTTTTTGAAGACTGGCGAAATTAAGCGGGACAGTGCTGGGTTTGATAGCGCCGCTGGTGAAGCAGTATTGCCTAGCCAAGTGCTGGACATTATGCAGCAGCCGCAGGACCCAACACAATTAGCACAATATGTTAATCGAGTTGAAGTAAGTGCGCCCACCGGCAAGCTGCCAGTCATGAGCAAAGTTAATGCACAGTTGGTAACAGCAACAGAATTGGCTGAAAACCCGCAGATTGGTAATGCAACCATCACACCTGTTAGTTACGATGTTCAAACCCGGCGTGGTCAATTGCCTATTTCTCTTGAAATGACCCAAGATTACCCGAACATTGTTGGTCTGTTGACCACATACGTTAATAATATCGTTTCCAGCACTGAACAACATCAGATTGGGTCTGTACTTCAGCAAGCATCTCCAGTGGCCGCCTCAAGTATTGACGACCTGAAGGATGCCTACAACATTGGGATGAGCAATTACAGCAACCGGATGTGGGTATTGTCCGAATCTATGTTTGCTGCTCTCGATAAGGCTAAGGATGCCAACGGTCGCTACCTGCTGGAAGATTCTATTTCATCTGCAACTGGTAAGCAATTCCTTGGTGCCAATTGTTTGGTTGTTTCTGACGATGTGCTTGGTGCAAAGGGTGATAGCAAAGCATTCGTCGGCGACTTATCTGCCTTTGTCCTTGAAACGATTCGTGGCAATGTCAACTTATCTTGGACACGAAACGAACAGTTTGAACAAGTTTTGTTAGCTGCTATTCGTAGTGACTACAAGGTTGCTGATACAGCTGCCGGCAAGTTCGTTACTTACAAGCCTGTAGCATCCACATCATCTACCACTTCTACCACCACTTCGGGCAAGTAATAAGTAGAAATTAAGCAACAGTCGCCAAAGAAAGAAAACAATTGGTCAATGAACCGGCGGCTTTGCAGAATGGAGTGATGAGATGGCAGATTCAACAGATGTAGATGTAAGCCAGATTGCTAATGACCTGATGGCTGAGCTGAATCTTGACCAATCGGAATTGTCCACTGTGCAATCACTGGTTACAACAGCCAAAGAAGTTGTTTCAAGGTCAGCTGATGTCAGCTCTAATGATCAACTAGTTATTCCAGCCATCAAAACGCTTGCAACAGCTCAATACTATGACAGGACGCTCAGCAATGGAATGCCTAATGGCCTACTCATGATGTTGACACACCTTCAAGCGGCTTCAAGTGGTGATAGTAATGGCAATTAATTTTATTCCATCAGATTTCAGCAAGACAATTGAATTAGGCAATCCACAATCGCATCGCACGGGAGCCGGTTTGAATATTTCGACCTTTGTTCCCGATTACTCATTGCACTTCAAACAACAAAAAAGAACGCTGACACAGCAATATCTATTGGTTGGAACACGCTTGGACAATAGCTTAGTAATCATTGTTCGTCACGATGACAGAAATGTTAGTCAACAGCAAGCAAGAATTGGTGGAGTTGTTTATGACATTGCAGATGTTTCGCCTGACGATTCAAACAATGCCATCCGGTACGATTATCTAACCCTTGTTAAAATAACGAAAGGGGCGTAGCGATGGACATGGACGAAGCTCTTTACCAATGGCTTAAACAGGTGAATAAAGCGGCACAACTGAGCATTAAAGACCAGGAAAAAATAACAAAAGCTGGTGCTGATGTTCTTGCTGACAAACTTCAAGAGGCCACCAAAGAAAAACACCCAGACACAAAAGGTACTGGTGGTAAATATGGGCATTTGTCTGATGATGTTGGTTCTGCCACTGGTGACATTGATAAAGAGCACAATGGTAACTCTGTTGCTGGATTTGGTGATAAGGCATTCGTTGCACGTTTCCTTAATGATGGTACTAAGCATATTCACGGTGACCATTTTGTTGATAATGCTCGTAATGATGCCAAAGACGCTGTATTTGCCGCTGAAGCCGAGAAATATGAAGCAATTATCGCCAAGTTGAATGGTGGTGGAGACAAATGAGCGCTGTAGATGATGCAGTAACAGTGCTGAATCAGGCACATATTGCTGGTATTGACGCTATTTATGGTAATAACTTGCCAAAATCAGAGCTAGACAATGTGAACAAAACAGTTGTTCTTGTCACTGATTCCGCCGATGATCCAGCATCTTTTGGTAATAATGACTTTTGGTCACTAAATCAAGAAGTTGAATTGCAGATTTGGTATTCTCAGTCACTTGAAACTGATCCTGAGGCCATTGAGATAGCCATGATGAAGGCTTTTACTCATCAACATTGGCAAGTAGCAGCAGTCAGGCAACGCACGCTAGACCCTGACACACAGCAGTTGAGCAACACATTTTATTTCAGTAGAACAAAGAACATTGGAGGAATTTAAATGGCAACAGTAGGTTTATATGGGATTGCTTTTGGGTTAGTTGACAGCACCCAGAAGATCATTTCAGATGCAACTAACGGATTAGGAACAGACGGAATTTATCAGGTTGGGCGCGCAGATCTTGGCGGTAAAACTGCTAACATCACTGGCTTATCAGCCGCACCTGCCAAAATTTATGGATTCAATCAAGTGCAAGACGTGACAATGCCAACAAGCGAACCTTCGGTAGCACTTGACATTAATGATCTGAACTTCCAAATCAAGCAAAAGATTAAAGGGTTTGTCTCAGATGGCAAGGGCGGATATGTTGACGAAAACCTGAAAGCACATGTGGCTTTGCTTATCACGGCGCAAACGATTGACCGTTTACACTTTGTTTATTATGGTTTTGGCGATGGCATTTTGACTGAAACTGCAGCTAACATCCAGACTGATACCAATACTGAGCAGCGTACTGACGATACACTTACATACAGCGCTCTTTCCACGATTGCCTTCAACAACCAGCCATACAAGATTTACAGTGATCTTGATCCCCAATTCGACAAAGCAAACATGTACAAAGAGGTATTTGGCGGATATGTATTGCCGGCAAGTTCAGCAGGTTCCACCACAACTTCTGGTAAATAATGCTGACAGACGCAATCTGACACAGTTTCATAGAAATAACTGATAAATGGCTCACGAACGTGCGCTATTTTTTATGCTCAAAAAAAAGTCGCTTTCTGGTGAACTTGGTGGTGTCCGATTCACCACAGCGACCTTATCAAATACAGAGGAATACAGAGGATGGTACAAATATGAAAATTAAAGTTAGTCAACTTAGCAACCGTGTACATGAAGTCAAGACAACCAATCGGAACATGGAAAAGCTGTACGATCTGCAACTGCTCATGGCTCAGGCAGATGACATTCAAGATAAAGAACCAATTGAGATCATTAAGATGCAGCGAGACATGTTGCATAACTCAATCGACTTCTTGACTACCATTTTAAGCCTGAACAAGCAAGAAACGGACAAGCTTGGGGATCTAGAATTTGCCGACACTATTCAGGCCGTTAATTATGTGTTTGAACGCATGATGGGCATGAGTGACGAGGATATTGACTTAGCTGCTAAGAAGCAGGATGCCAGCAAAAGCAAAGATTAATCCAGCTGTCAAAGTTTATGAGCTTGAAAATCAGCTACAGGACTTTAGATGGATGAAAAAACAAGCAGTCATGTATTTCCACTGGTCAATGCAAGATTTTGATGATGCTGATTATTTTGAAATGCTGGAAATGATGTCCGCCAAGGATAAGAAAGACCGGCCAATTGATCCAGCAATCATGTGGAAGCAATACCAAGAGAAAGGGTGATAAAAAATGGCACAACAAATTAATGCGACAATGTCCACATCAATTGCCCTGGACCTGGTCAAAGCATCCGAATCGGTTAAGAGCCTGACCAGTCTAGTTCGGTCGTCTCAATCAGCATGGAAGGCCCAAGAAGCCGAAATGAAGTCCGCTGGTGATGCAGCTGGAGCTGCTCAAGCTAAATATGATGGCTTGGGGAAGTCCATTGAGTCACAGCAGGCTAAGATTGATGCTTTAAAGTCTAAGCAAAGTGAACTCAAGGGCAATACTGCCGATGTTGCCCAACAGTTTTTAAAATATCAGCAACAAATTGATGGTGCTACTAAGCAACTGGCCGGTATGCAAGCTCAGCAAGACCGTGCCAAGCAAGCAATGGACTATCAAAAGTCTGGATTAGCTGGCCTACAGAGTGAGTACACAGCGGCTGCTAGGGCAAATCAGATTTATGTTGAACGCTTAGAGGCTGAAGGCAATCAGCAAGAAGCAAACAAGGCCAAGATGGAAGGCTACAAGTCCTCTATTTCAAACCTTAATGAGCAGTTGAGCAAGCAGTCTGAAGAATTAGACAAGATTGCAGCTGCTAGTGGCAAAGACTCCAATGCTTGGCGTACACAGAAGACGCGTGTTGATGAAACGGCTACCAGTTTAGCAAAGGCTAAGGCTTCTATGACCGGCCTGCAAACTGAAATGGATAAGGCGAATCCGTCCGTTTTTGACCGAATTAAGTCACACATCACTGGTACTAAAGACGAAGCAGATAAGACAACTTTTAGTTTTAAAAAGATGGTTGGTGCTACTGCTTTAGGCCAAGGCATTATGAATGCTTGGACTTCGTTCAGTGGATCAATTAAAGAAACGGTGACACAGGGTGTCCAGTTAGCTGAAGCTGGTGAACAAGCAACACGAGTATGGGAAACCCTAGGTGTCAATGACAAAGGTGCGGAACAACTAGTTGGTCAAATGCGAGATTTAAAGGGTGAAACCAACTTATCGGCAGATCAAGTATCTGTTTTGCAAAAGCGCTTTTATGGCATGACTGGTAATGTAGACCAAACTAAGGCATTGACATTAGGCGTAGCCACACTTGCAGACAAGCTAAGGCTTTCTGGCGATGGTGCCAGTACATTTGCAAAGTCCTTACAGCGGGCAATGAACAATGGACAGCTTACTACTGGTGTTCTAACACGTATGGAAAACGCTGCACCCGGACTTGGATCAGCTTTAGCAAAGGCCAGTGGCGTGTCTGAAACAGCCTTTAATAAAATGGTTGATAGTGGTCAAATTAGCAGCAAAAAGTTGCAAGATATGATCGTCAAAATTGGCGGTGATAGCAAAGCTACTTTTAATGACTTTGGTAATACTGCTGAGGGTGCCACACAGAGACTAAAGGGTGCTTGGCAAAACGTTGAAGCAACACTTGCTAAACCTCTGGTATCAGTTCAAAGCACCGGCATTAATAGCATTGTTAATGTTCTAAAGTCACCAGCAGTGACTTCATTGTTTACTTCATTGGGTAAAGCCATGGCTGGTGTAGCGCAACAAGCAAGCAACTTATTGAACTATGTGGCTCAACATCAAAAAGATATTGGCGGCATTATCACCAGCTTAGGT